GCTCGTCGGCAGCGTCAGATGTGTATAAGAGACAGGCTCTACTTTTACAGGTTCTTTCTTTACTGGCTCCTCTTTTACTACTATCTTCTCTGGTTGTACATCTTCAGGAATGACATACAAACCCTGTGAACCATGGCCAGCCTTATCCATGTACTTCTTATTCTCAGTCATATATCTAGGGATGGCAACAATACCTCTACCTCCCTTATGACCACAAGCTATTAAATCGAACTTGCTATCTGATTTGTGCTTCTCTAATACTTTAGCTTTCATATTACAAATATATATAATATAATAATAATTATTGATATAGTCTATACTATGATTACTTTAGTTGTTCATACCTTGATTCTGAGACTGGTACAAAAAAGTGGCGACAATTATATCCCCCTCTGTATGTCCAGATGTTACTACTATTAGTTCCTGATATTCTACCTTGCCAGCTCTGTATATTGCCCCAGTTCTCTATTTCTTCTCTAGTGTATACTTTGTTATTCCTCTTCATACAGAAGTCTCTAGTATCATCTACAGTACCTCCAGCATATCTATAGAATTGAATATCATTCTCATCTGACATTGCCTTAACTGAGGCCGCGTCTGTTTGGTAGATCGCATCTCTAGCTATTCTCTTTACATATCTCTCTGGTATACCTAATCTATCCTGAGCTCCTATTATATTCAATCTTATATCATCTACCATCTCCAGGTAAGTACTACCACTACTAACAGCATTATTAAGTAATTGCTCTAATGGCTGTCTATATTGCATAGCTATTCCACTACTACCTATGAATGCTTCTGCTGCTGCTCTTTTCTGTGCTGTAATGTATGCTCTAGTATAAGTATCTATTACATCATCATCAAGAATATTAGTAAAGTACTTAGTGTTTAGATCTAATGATTTATCAAATCCCTGTACATATTCTGATACTGCCTCTACATATTGACTACCTGTTACAATACCTTCTAAATCTGATAAGACAGTTTGTACTATACCCAGGTTAGTAGTGTTAGTAACAATAGCACCTTGAGCTGTTCTTTGAAGAGAATCTAGTCTTAGAAGTATATCATTGAGTATACCTTGCTGCGCAGAGGCGGCACTACTTTCAAATGTATCTGTAACATTCTCAAGTAAATTAAGCTTGTCCTGTATTAGTTTCTGTAATGCCACCGACTATTCTATCTATTACATTTGTTGCTGGAGCATTTTCTAATGCCATATCCTTAGCTGCCTGATGAAGTTGCTCAATTTGTAATTCAATATCCTGTTCTAGGAAATTTTCATTCTCCATCATTAGATTATTAATCAAGGTAAATGATCCAGTATGCAGTACATCCTCCCATCTAGCTATAGTACCTCTACCTAATCCTAATGCTATCTCTTCAGAGGATACATGCAATATCCTATCTGCCATTACAATTAACTTAAAGACTTTACTTGATTTCTCATCATCAAAGTAAACAGTCTTTATGTACTTATGGATTACCTGTCTTACCACTACTGGAGGAGCACCATTATCAATAGCCTCAGATATTTGTTTCAGATAATCCTCTTCCGTGGTAAAGTCATAATTAGTAGGTCTTATTACATTAGGCTGCTCAAACTCTGTCCCGTATCTCATCCATCCTATAGCGTAAAGTCCTAATTCGTAATGATCAAATATATTTTCTATTATAGGTCTTAAGAATGCATACTTACTCTTCTGTTCTATAGCCTTAGATGTAGCTGTTACATCTTCAGATCCTTGAGCCTCATCAGTAGTCCTATTAAGATGATATATCTTATAGGCTCTTCCAAAGTTCTTATCTATTTCATCTCTTAAGAACTCTAAGCTGGATGTATCTGGAGATTCATATCTATATGTCGCTAATGTATCTCCTTTTTCAGCCTCTTCTGGATCTATTAATACTTCTCCAGTAGGAGATATACTTGTTACTAATCCTGATCCATTACAGTTTCCACATGTTTTAGTAGCTAAACTACCATCTAACTTTTGATAGTTAATAATACCACCCCTACATACATTACCACTCTGATCTCTAAAATTACAGGCTCTACCTATACTTATTCTAACTGGGAATACGCATTTAGTCTTAGCAGCTTGCAAGTAACTATTATCTAGTAATATCTGATCTAGGTTATCAATTCCGAACATAAATGGAGAAGTATAGAATACTTTATTATCTACTATACTAGGAACTCCACCCATTCTATAAACTGGAGTACTACCCATATCATGTTGAAAGTACAACTCAATTCTAAATTGATGGTCTACATAATCCCCCACTTGCACTACTCTCCATATATTCTGCTCATCATAGATCTCAAAGATCCTACCTATCTCTTTATCCTTACCACTGTACTTAACTATACTCCTTTCCTTTAATTCAATAATAGCATAGTCATTACTATTACTTAGAACCTGATAGCTCTTATAGTAATAAGGCAACGGCTCTAGCATATCATTCTCACTTAATACCTCTACCTCTTCTCCCTCTTCATTAATATTAACCTGAGTAGGAATGAATCTAGGTTTATAAGCTACTACAGCCATAGCATCTAACAATGCTAATCCAGGTAATATATTGAAAGCCCAGTTATCATAACTACCGTATGTATGAAGGTTCTCCAAATACTGCTCAAAACCTTCTTCTCTATTTACTCTAGATTGTGGCTCCTCTTGATACTTAATATCCCAATTGGTAATATGTAGAGCTCCTTGAACTGTAGTATGTAAGTCCTGGAATGCTATAGTAGTAATCTGTCTAAATGTAGACATCATATACTCATACTCAGCATTACTCTGGTTAGGTGCTCTTAACTGGAATAGCTCTTTCGGTTTTACACCAAGTACAGCATGTAATTTAGCCTTATGGTAATTCCTTACAGCTGCATTATACCCCTCATAGTATTCAGGATATACTCCACTTTTAGGTTCTATCTTGCCCTTATGAGGCATGTAATATTCCTTACTGACTGGAATTATATGATTGTCAATTATATCGATAATCTGTTCTGGTGTAATCATGCTGCAATTTTAATATTCGTTTGCATTAATTCCCAATTAGTAGGAGCTTCACATCCACATTTCTTTCCTTTACTAGCAATTACTTTCATAGCTTAATTATTAGCGTGTTTATCTCCCATTATATGGGTAGACGTATAATAATTCGGTATCCCCCAATCATGTGCATACTTACCTGCTAATCTATCATACCACTTAATATAATCCTTTTGGGTCATAGTACGACCATTGCCATTTCCATATATAGCAGTTATGTAGTGCTTCTCTTTGAATGAGTTATAATCATTACCTAGATTTTTCCATCCAAAGAATATAGGTTTTAAACCACTATCTGGATCATATCCCAATTTAGCACATGCTGAACTAAACAGCATCTCATCTGGAATAGTACCACCCCACCTCATTGTTAGTTTATTTACAGGGAATTTTTTATTATAGAGCCTTTGTGCCTCTTGAAAAATGGCCTCTGTTTTTTTTGACTTTTTGATATAACAAAAAGAGCTTTGTATTGCTGAATACCTGGCATCTTCAGATATTCCATAGTGCTTCCATACATCTTCATTCTTTGCCCATAATTGATAGTTAATATCATCCTCTCTACTGCCTACTCCTCTTACCTCTGTCTGATATCCTTTTCTTTTTTTACTTAATTCCTTAATTAATCCTGTAACATCCTTAATAGCTATACCATCTACATCTAAGTATAGAGCCTCATCATAATCTGTCTGCTCAAATAAACTGTATAGCTGTATCTTTACCTTAGCTGGATCTACTCCCACTTCTGGATTATAGATCATATGCTCTGGTAAGTTAATTACAGTATCAAAAAATATCTCTGTTTGCAGATGGCCTCTTATCTTTTCTTCTATAAATAGGGTTATGTCTAGCTCCTTGTTAAAGTGCTTGATACTCATAGCTAAATTATGAGCTGCGTATCCATACCCTGGTTTGCCAAACGCTAATATTATTATTCCTTTCTTCTTTTCCATAGTAAAAGGAGGCACAAGGCCTCCTAATATTTAGATACTAAAAACTCCAGTTGGTACTGTGTAGATAGATCCATCTTCCATAGATCTCCACTTAAACACACCTTCAAATTTTGAGGATGCATTGTTTTCGTTTGGTACAGGTCTACTACCCTGGAATACGATAGCGGCATCATACCATGATACCTGAGACGCATACTTTTCATAAGTGATAATTCCACCAAATTCCTGACCATTGAACAAAGAATCATAAAATTGTCTGTTCGTGTCATTTACTTGGTTATCTACTAATGTAGCCTCACGATCATAAGTTAATAGAGTTTCAAAGACTCCAGATACTGAACTCTCCTCAGTCACTGCTGAAGCGGCGTTCACACCTACTTTGATTCTCTCTACTAACCATGCTCTACCCGCTGCGATCTCTGCGTTAATAGCAGTACCGTCAGAAGGATCTGTGATTGTGTGGTCACATCCTAGTATGATAATTGCTGGAATACCGCCTAATTTAGTTGCGTTACAGTTATTCTGGGTATGAGTACCTAGCTCTGTACAATTATAATTAATACAATTCGGCATAATCCATAAAATTGATTATTAACATCTACTATTGTCAGAGGCCGTAGATCTTAAGCCTGAATTGTACTTAGCGCATAGTAAAGATAAATGATTAAAGTTTAAAATTCAAGCCCTGCTCATTCCCAGTATGAACATGTCCAAGTTCACTTATGTATCCTATGTGATTACATAGACTAGGATTAGAATACCATTGGTCTACCTCTAGCTGATAGCACACCTCTGGTAGTATGTGATCGATTTGCTGATTTGCTGTATAATTTTCATAGTGATCTATCCAGGCTGGATGCTCTACTATTCTTTTAGCGGTATCCTTATGCATTAGATATTGACCACCATAACTCTTTTCCCATCCTTCATTAATTAGATTCCACCCTTGTCTTATATTCTGTATGGCTGTCATTCCTTTAGGTACATAAAGAGCTACTACACTATTCTCATTCATCCTTTGTTTAGCATACCATACCCAATTATGACAGAATACTATATCATCTGAACTAACTAATATGTAATCACTATTAGCTACCTCTATTAAATCTGTTAATGCTCTATGGTAATTCTTAAATGCTCCTAGCTCCTTATTCTTATCCTCATAGATTAAATACTCCCAATCCCAATCTGAATTTTCTAAAGACAATACACTCTTACCTAAATAATCTTCAGCCCTTGGGCAAGTAATATAACCTATTGTGATATTCATATATCTATTTTTTTTATTGGGTTACCATACCATAAATCTCCATCTAGATTCTTACTTACTACCGATCCCGTACCAACCGCTGTTCCTCCTCTAATCCACACTCTATTCCTGATAATACAGCCAATCTTAATCTTACAGTTCTCCCCAAGTTCAGAATGGCCAGCTATAATAGTTCCAGCTCCTATCTCACACCCATTGCCTATTATTGTATTATGTCCAATATTTACCTGATTCATTATTATGCAATCATCCCCTATCCTGGTTACACCTTCCTTCCCTATATTTATTACTACATTAGCCCCTATCCATACGTTGTCACCTATAACTATACTGCCTTTATGCTCCTCACATCCCCTGATGGCTCCCTCTGTATAGATTACAGATTCATGTATCCTGCAATTATTACCTATAATAACTTCCATGAATAGTTGTTTACTAGATTAGTTTGAACCTTATCATTGTTCTTATGATCTTCATAGATAGTAGCTCTACCTTTATTCAATCCTCCATTAATCCATCCCTTCTCATGCTTAATAGAAATACATCTTATGCCTTGCTCCTGTGCCTGCATGCCTAACCAAATGTCACACATATTAGCTGTTTGTATAGAATCATAATCTACTTTCAATAGAGATGTATGCCATCCAGAAACACCACTGCCAGGTATATTAACTTGTACCCTATTACAGGTATTCAAACAATGAGCCTTCATTTGTTTGCCTTTATAGTAGCTACTTACCTTTCTATTAATATTAGATCCGTGAATTGTAATCAATGCCTTTTCCGATTCAATATTCTTTTTATACTCCTCCACGTAATTTGAAGGATATACAATATCATCATCACAAGAGAAATAATAAGCATCCGAATAATGAGTAGCATATCTCACTTTATTAGCGTCTCCCTTCTCATTAGTATTACAATGAGGATTCAAGTTAGAATACTTTGAGAGCCATTTAGGTATAGTAAGATAATTATTTAAACTCAGTTCTATGATATCTACCTGATCCTTTAAACTATCCAATACCATTTCTAAGGTGCTCTCCCTCTCTGGTATTGTTGCCATTCCTGCTACTGTTAGTGTATGCATATTCTATTTTTTAATCCATCTGTATGTTGGTGTATGGTTTACTTTTACTCTAGGATCAAAGTTATATCCATACTTTTGCATTATTCTCTTAGTAACTAGTAATATTGTATCATCTTCACATTCAATAAAAACCTCACATCCTCTGTTCTGATTCTTAAAAAACTTCTCTCCTCCATTAAGTAGCTGCCTATTATAATGCTCTACATCTATCTTGATCCAATCAAATTTATTACTTACCAATATCTTATCTAGCATGGTTAATGGAACCTGATTGCCTTCTCTGACTTGGTACATACCCGCGTTATACTTAGTCTTACTCACATTCTCCATTGAGCACATACCAACCTCTTCACCTAATGCTACATTATGAGTATTTATTTTAAGGTCATTTAAGGCAATGTTTTCTATCAAATGAGCATAACTATCTTTAGCTGGCTCAATAGCTGTTACCGTGCAGCCTAATGCTTTGACAAAGTAAATAGAATGATTACCTATACTAGCTCCTATATCTAGTACTTTCTTATTCTTATATCTTACTTTATTAGTAAATAGATATGATAACAGACCTCCTCCATGTGATTCATAAAACCCACCATGCATCCAATGACTTTGCTGGTGCTCTTTAGGATCTTTGACGATCATCTTTACTCCGTGATTTAAATCTACAATATTTTCCATCCGTGTTTTTGTCTTGCCTCTGGATTCATTAAACTCTCAGAGCATTTATTATTATTGGTTATTAATGATCTCTTTACTCCATAGATATTATTCCCTAATCCATACCAGTAATTACTAATACTAGCAAATACACCACTACCTAATAATGGGTTATTTTTCCATCTATCTTTTGATATCTCTGGTACTGTATATTGTAGGAATCTTGAAGTGCCTATTAGGGTAGTCTCAGTAGTTTGAGTAAGATAAATATCTTTATTGTAACTAGTTCTATTGTACCCTGTCCAGTTTTTTTCCCTTCCATTATTAGCCAGATGTAATGCTACTTTATTATCATCATCTATACTATCCCACATTAACTCTACCTTATCAAAAAATCTTTGTAATGGTATAGTATCATCTACCATCTGGATATAATATTCTGCACTTATTTTTCTAGCTATAGACCATAATTTATTAATGGTTTTCCAGTATCCATACTTAGCTAAATTCTCCTTATTGTAAAGGATCTTATCTATGTATTCATTATTTGGATCTTCATCTGAGGCATCATCTATAACGATAATATAACAATCAGGCTCTTGTCTCTTCAGCTCCTTAGTTAGCTCATAAAGACACTGCCTACGATTGTAAGTAGTTATCATTACGCAAAATTTCATTTGATCTTTTTTGCTGGTACACCTACATAAACCCCTGGCTCTGTAATATCATGCAACACTAAACTCATTGCTCCTACAGTAACACCATTACAAATAGTTATACCATGTTGTATAACGCTGTTAGTGCCAATGAAACAATCCTTTCCTATTGTTGCTCCTCCTACCTTTTGTCCTTCAGAGTCTAAGTTATTAAACATAACCCTAGGAGCTATAAAGGTATTGTCACCTATTACACATCCCCTAGCTATTACTACAAAATTCCTTATAGTTACATTGTTTCCTATGTCAGCATCCCCCGTCATACATACACCTGAATCTATGTAGCAGTTTTCCCCAATGGTAACACCTGATCTTATTTCTACATAGTTTCCAAATGTAGTACCGTCACCTATCTCTGTTTCGTTATGAATTGCATTATATCTCATATATCTTTACAAATGGATGAATATCTTTTTTCCACATCTCAGGAAGATCTGGTATGTTATCTACTGGGCAAAGTTTTTGAACTATATGTGGAAATTCTTTCTTCTCCCATTCATCCTCTATTCTCTTCATATCCCTTTGAAAGGATATTCTATCTTTCTTAGAGTGTTTATACCATCCAAATATAGGATGTTCACTATCTCTCTCTTGTACTTCACCATCTACCTCTAATGCATATTGTAGACTCTTATCATTAAGTAACTCTCTCCAGTCCTCTATGACAGGATTAGTAGCTCTTAATTGCTGTCTTGTAAAAATAGTGTTGCTGTTTCTCTAAAGTCTATTATCTGTCTAATGGTCATTTCTTTTTACTCTTCTTTAAATTGGCTATCTGCTCCTGATAACCTTTGGCTTGTCTGTCTAATGCAGCTTCTACCTCCTCGGCTATCTTGGCGTTAACCTGTTCTGTAATATGTTTCTGTGCTTGTTTTACTTCTTTATTGTATTTCTTTTCCAGGGTCTGATAATCTTTCTGTAAGTCTTTATACTGTTTCTTAATATCATCATTCTTTTTTGCCTCTAAATTAATAGATGCCTTAAGTCCTGCATTCTCTTTTTTCATCTGGTCACTCATATCTATAAGTTAATAAATCCTGTGTAATCTATACCTTTAGAATCGAAATAATCTTTAGCCTCCGCTGGAGTACCTTCATAAATCCTTTGCCTTGTAGCTACATTATCAGCCCTACTAGCAAGTTCTGAGATAAACACAGTTATCTGTCCATTCTGATCCTGTAAGTAGTCTCTTATCTCTGATAATTTATCCTTAGCATCTCCAGCTGGAGCCTGAGCAATTACTGACTGTAAACCAGCTGTCTGAGTTAAATTAGCATTCTTAATATTCTGTAATTGTGCAATCAGATACTGGGTATCCTGCTGTACTAACAAGCTCTCATACGGAGTGGCCATTGTAACCGCTGCTATCTGAATATTGTATGTGTATATAAATCTGCTCATATTAATAAGAAATTGACCATGTGTTAAACCCTTCAGCACAGCTATCATTAACTAATTCATATACTTCCTCCAGTGCTGTAGTTGGTGGACATTGTGCCTGATAGATACCACCTGGATCTGTATTTGTTCCTCCTATACTAAGTGATGGGGTGGCAAATGTATAGTTATTCCTGTTTGCCCATATTACTCCGACAATAGTATCACATGCTGCACTACCTAGTGAGTTATCCTGTACTTGTATATTCTCTGTAGCATTGCTAGTAGGAATAGATACACTTGTAGAGAACCCACAATTATTCAATCTTAGATCCGTTACACTTGTGAAGTTACTACAATCAGCTGTATTAGCTCCTGTAGCTCCTGTATCTATCTTAGTTAGACTTGTGCAATCATAACAATAGAATGTATCTAATGCTGATATAGTACTCACATCTATCTCGGTTAAGCTAGTAGAATCATTACAATGGAATATACTTAAACTAGTGCATCCTGTTATATCTATTACTTGTGCTGCTGTATTCTCAACATAACATTGAGTCATACTTGCCATAGCACTAAAATCAAATGTACCTAAAGCTGTTCCAGATGTAAATACTCTAGCCAAACTATATGCTGTTCCATCAGATACATTCAATGAAAAAATAACTAAACTAGTCATTGAGCCCACATCTACCTCTACTAAATTAGTATTGCCTGATAGGTATAAGGATAAATTACCAGTAACAGCTGATATATCTAATCTATTAGAACTACCATTAGTTAAATTATTATCTCTAAAGTCTACATTGGTAGTTACTGATATTGCAGGTATAATAAGATCATTGAATGCACATCCATATCCCCAGGCCTGAGTATAGCCTAAACTATTACCCAAATCACAAGTATTAGCAGCCGTAGCTCCTGTATCTACTTTACTTAAAGAGGCACATGTAAAACACCAGAATGTAGTAAGTGCTGATATAGTACCTATACTTATAGTGGTTTGATTACTATTATTCTGAACCTTTAAAGTAGTTAAGGCTGTGCATCCACTTACATCTGTTGTAGTCTGCCTAGTATTGTTCATGTCAACACTTTGTAAGTTGGTCATGTTAGCAAAATCTACCTCTGTAGTGCTACCTCCTCCTTGATCCACCATTGTTAATGTAGTGCAACTAACTGAAGTCCATAATGCAAAATCACAACCTGTTACATCTACACCTGCTAAACTAGTATTCCTATCTAAATAGATTTGTGTTACACTAGCCGTAGATAGCCATGTAAGATCCATTGGAGTACCTGTAGTGTAGTTTAGGCTATTGTCTCTAAAATCAAATATTATACAAGCGTTATTACTAGCTGGCATTGTGATTGTGGTAAATCCACCATCCTTAAACTGATAATACTGAGCATTGGTTTTCATCTGTGTTAGATCACAGGTATTAGCAGCTACACCCTCAAGGCCAAACTTAGTAATAGAAGTACATCCAGTGAATATACAGTTATTTAAATTAGTTGT